TGCGACCGCATGGCGTGGGGCACCGAGCCTGCGGCCGACACGTTGCAGTTCACGCTGGGCGGCCACCTGTTCCGCTTCGTGATCAAGAAGCCGACACCCGAGGAGATGCTCGAGAGGGACGGCGGGGAGTACACCTACCCCCGCAACGTCGACTGGAAGCTCAAGGCGGCCGACGAGTGGAGACGGCGCTGGAGGGCCCACGTCCTTCTGATCAAGGCGAAGCTGGAGTTCATCGAGGGAGGCGACACGACGCTCGAGCTGGAGTTCATGCCCTACACCGTCCTGAAGTCGGGTCAGACGCTCGGCGAGCTGATCGAAGACGGGGGCCTGCCCCTCCTGACCGCAGGATGAAGCCCTTCGCGCTCGTCGCCACCTGCATGGGCCTCGACCTCCTGACCTTCGCATTGATCGTGCCCCACGTCGGGATCGGGGCCGAGCAGAACCCTCTGATGGCGCAGGCGTACATCAGGTTCGGCCTGATCGCAGTGGGGGTCCTCAAGATCGCGCTCACGACCGTGATCCTGTATGGAGTCGGGATGGTGAAGGTCGACTCGAGACTCCGCTTCGCCACCGCCGCGTTCGGGGCCTCCATCGGGCTCCTCGGCGCGGTGGGCAACGTCATCGCGTGGCAGTCATGAAAGGACAGGCATGAAGGCATTCTTCGGAAGCCTCGGAGCAGGGGCGCTGGCGATCATCATCGTGATCGCGCTCGTCTTCGGGTCCGGGGCCCTCTACATCGTCTACCTCAACACCTTGGGCGTGCAGACGCAGGCGGCCGAGCGCCGCGTGACGCAGCAGAGCCTGCAGTACATCCAAGCCCACCAGCAGATCCTGATGGGCTACTGGAGCAACTACCAGACCGGTGACGCCACGCATCAGGCCACCTACAAGACCTTGATCTGCCAGCAGGCCCCTCTCCTTGACCAAGGCTCATGGCCCGCCCAGATCTCGGCGTTCGTCTCGCAGAACTGCACCAACTAGGAGGATCTCGTGAAGAAGCTCATCGCGCTGGTCATCGCGCTCCTGCTCGTCGCCGCCTGCACCGGCTCGAGCAACAGCACGAGCCAAGAGCAGACCGTCGTCAACGCCCAGCAGCAGCAATACAACAAGGCCCAGCCGATCCCGTTTTACGACTTCAGCCTGCAGCGGCAGGCCCTGATCGACATCTACAACAGCCAGAACCAGAACAGCCAGACGTGGGACGTCATCACGTCGTACTCGGGCCAGTTCCTGTTCCAGTGCGAGGCCGTGGGATGGCCGATCCCGGCTGCCGCGCAGCTCTCCAATCCGTCGCAGGTGGTTGGCGTTCCGGGTCCATGGTCCGGTTACATCTCGGGCACGGTGGGTCAGGCCGAGCCCAACGGCATCTACACCGGGAACACGCAGGGCACCTACATCCTGTGCGCTCGTCCTGACGGCAAGATCGCTCCCGTCTACACCGAGAACAACGTCCAGATGTTCCCCTTCCCGGTGAAGGTCGACCCCGCGACCGGTGCCATCACTGACGCTGGCGGGTCCTCGAACATCACGATCACCGTGAAGCCGGGGAACGTCGTCGCGGCCCCGAGTCCGAGCCCGAGCAAGTAGTGGCTGAGACGACGTGGGAGCCCGCAGACGCCACGCTGGTGGTCGAGAAGACGCTGGGCAAGTACCGACTGCCTGACCACGCCGTCGACCTCGAGGCGTGGCTCAAGGACGGTCTCGAGGTCTACAACCTCTTCATCCTGATGAAGCCGCTGTTCTTCGAGATGCTCGCAGCTCTCGGCGGGTCGTTCGAGTACTCCGCTCGAGCATCGAACGAGGATCCCCACACACGTCGCCTCACGACGGGTGAGTGGGAAGTTGGGAAGCCGGGGGAGGAGGGTCATGACTACATGATCTACGCCCGCCTGTCGGAGGTGGGCGAGGCTCCCTTCACGCCTCCGCCTCTGGACCCGCTGTGAACAAGCTTTTTTCTGGGGAGTCCTCGGTCTCTGGGGGGATCGAGGCCGCCCCGTGGGGTCACTGGAGAGGAGCTGGTGACCCCGCCCCGACGGAGGAAGAGTGGGTGGCGCGGATCGCTGCGCCATCCACTCCCGTCGGGGAGACGATCCCGTGGGTCAAGCCACTCGAGCGAACGAAGGTGATGGTGGCGAACCTCCAGAAGGCAAACACCGAGGCACAGGCCCGCCTCAACTCCGAGAGAACGAAGGATCTGCCGTGAAGGAAATGACCTCCGCCGAGTTCAAGCGGGCGAACTTCGAGGAGCTGACTGAGCCCGTCGCAATCAAGCGATACAAGGACATCCGGGGCTACTACTACCCAGTCGGGCAGGAGCCCACGGAAATGACGGGGATCGTGCCGGTCCTCGAGAGCGCGGGCCTTCCGCCTCCAAAGCCGTCCCTCGACATCGCCGACATGTTTCGCCAGATCGAGAAGGAGCTGCGCGACATCAAGACGGACATCCCCTGTTCAGATCCACTCTTCCACGATCATTCATAGGAGGTCCACGTGAAGCGCATCCTTTCCGTTCTGGCGAGTCTCGGGCTCGTCGCCCTCATGCTCGGGTTCACTGCTGGCTCGGCGCTGGCGTGGAACCCTGACGTTTCGCAGCAGTGCGTCGACGGCACGTCGGTCGCCACGGTGACCCTGCACGCCGATGCCAAGCACAGCCAGTACCGCCTCGAAGGCGGTGCGTGGACCGATTACGAGAACGGCGACAAGATCACCGTTGATGGGTCTGCCACGTTGGACCAGCGCCAGCGAAACAGCAACGACGACGAGTGGAGCAAGATCACCACCGAGATCGTCGCCATCCCCTGCTCGACCCCGACTCCGCCCACTCTGCCGACATTCCAGACCACTGACTGCGCGAAGATCGACGGATCCGGCTCCATCACGGTTGCCGGTGTGACCGAGGGCTGGCAGTTCATCCTCGAGCCGGGAGACATGCTCCTGACCGATGGAACCACCCCTCTCGCTCCCGGCACCTATACGTACGGCCTGCGCTTCAAGGGCGCAGATTAGGCCAGTGGCACCATCGAGCCCCCCCTGCACCTTGGCGAACGGCTGCATCCTGCCCAGCCCCAGTGCGAGTCCGTCCCCGAGCCCGTCGCCCGTTCCGAGCCCGTCGCCCGTTCCGAGCGTCAGCCCGTCGCCAGTGCCCAGCGTCTCTCCGAGCCCGTCTCCGACGCCGCTGGTCACCGTGCCGCCCGAGACGCCGCCCGTTGGTACGCCCCCGGCTACCTCGACCCTCGCAGCCTCTGGCTCGAGCACCAACCCAGTCCTGCCGGTCGTGATGGTCCTGCTCTTCCTGAGCGGGATGGGCCTGTGGGCGACCCGCCGCTTCCGCACGCGGTAAACCCCTTCACCCGGTGGGTCCGCACCGCCATGGAGCGGATCCCACCGGGGAAGGCCATCAACAGCCTTGAGTTTCATCTCATCCTCATGAACGTCATCCAAGAGGAGGATCCAGACCTTGTTCCCCGAGTTCGGGACGAAACCACCGCCGGTCGTGGTGAAGACCCCCAAGCCACACCACCCAGATCAGGGGACGATGTTCTCTCCTGACGTGGACACGACGTTCGCCACGTCCGACCACCCCATGACCATGACTATGGCGATCAGCCTCTACCGGGTGCCTCGCCAGAAGTGCGATGCCTGCGGTCAGCGGAGGGTCTGCTTCTACATCGGCCTCGGGTCAGCCCTCAGGGGCCCGACCATGTGCGCCCGGTGCTCGGGGATCCGGTGAGCCCTCCCAACCTCCCCAGCATCCCCATCGTCCGCCTCACCCTCGAGCGGATGGAGTTCAGCATCCTCGCGGCTCTCTCGGAGTACGAGGCGAAGCTGGACGAAGACCTTCAGGCGGCGGTCAAGGAGTTCTGCCAGCCCGAGAACGTCAAGCTGATCATCGGACGTCACGTCCGCGAAGCTCTCGACCGGACGATCCGCGAGGAGGTGGAGACCTTCTACCGCATCGGGCCCGGTCGCGCCAAGGTCCGCGAAGCGATCTACGAGGCGCTGGGATGAGCGGGATCGCCCTGTTCGACGAGCCGCCCCGCGTCTCGATCAAGCTGGACGGCGTCGGCGGCAATGGTCTCCTGCTTGGAATGGCTTCTGGCGAGGGATATGTGGGCGGCGTCGTGCTCACCGAGGACGGGACGGTGAGCCTCATGCCGCTCACTTCCTTCGTTCTCGACTGGAGGTACAGCGTCGAAACTGACCAGTGGGTAGACGTCAGCATGCCCAAACCTGAACAGGTGGACAGCGAGACGTAGTTGCCCGTGGTGTAGGCTCCGTGTTACAACTGCATACGGGTTCGCTGGCTCCCCCTTCTCTTGGTTGACCTCCGAGGCTGGTCGAGCCGCAGGTAGCCCCGAATGGACGGGTCGCTCTCTTGTAGGGCGACCCGTCTTTCTTGTTGAGGAGGATCTCATGGCCGACATGCTCTGGGTCAGGATCAGGACCGGCATCCATCACATGACGCGTCACGCGGTGCGTCTCGACGACTCCACGTCCACCATGTGCGGTCTCGAGATCGCGGAGGAGGACGAGGTCGTCGACCGCATCAACGTCACGGACGACGTCTGCAACAACTGCCTCCGCATCCTCGCGGGGAAGACCGACGTGGAGCCCGACGGCACCACCGGCTCCGACCCGGAGTTCGCGGCTCAGGTCAACGCGGACATCCCGCCGGAGCCCACTGAGGTCCAGCCCGAGGCGTGAGCAAGTTCTACTGCACGTCGGAGCAGCACTTCGACTCCACGCACCTCGACCCTGCCCATGGGCCCTACGTCCATGGGCATCGCTTCTACGTGAAGGCCACCGAGCAGGGGACTGACGCGGGGGTCAGGTCTGACCTACCCGCTGATCTACGGAGCGTTCTGCTCGAGCTGGACGCTCATCCCCTCGGCGACATGCTCGTGGGCGGGGTCCAGACGCTGGACGGGATCGCCGCGTGGATCATGGAGCGCCTGCTATCACGTAGGCCACGTCTGACCGAGGTCGAGGTTTGGGTCGACGACGACTACCACGTGGGCGTCGTCAGGGAGATCCGGTGAGCAACAACCGCTACGACTACGACGCCATGGAGCGGATGTACGTCTCGAGCGATGTGAGCCTGCGTGAGCTGGCTCGCCAGTTTGACGTCCACAACCACTCACTGGTCTCGATCCAGTCGAAGAAGCGGGAGTGGACTCGCAAGCGCGAGGAGTTCAAGTCGCGGGCCACTGAGCACGCCGAGACCCTGATGGCCGACGCCGAGGGCAGGAAGCTGGCTCGCGAGGCTCAGGTCCGCGATCACGCCATCGACGCCATCGACGAAGCGATCATGAAGATGCGCGAGGACATGAAGGGCACCCGGAAGGTCTTCCGGGCCAACGAGTGGATCGAAGAGCCCCTCGTGGTGATCAAGCCCTCCGACGTCGCGCTCCTGATCGACCGGCTGCAGGTTCTCTTCGGGAAGCCGAGCAACATCACCGAGGAGCGGAACCTTGGAGTCACCCTCACAGCCGTCGGATCCCTCGGACCCGACGTTCTTCGCGGCATTGTTGAAGCAACTCGCGGGCTCGTCCCCGGAGACACTGGGGAGTCTCCGCTCCCACGCATTGGTAGCCCTCGCAAGAACTGACGGGCCAGAGGCGGTTTTCGCCTACGGCGAGTTCGTCTTCGGGTACGTTCCCTCGGCCCACCACCGCAAGATGGTCGCCGAGACCCTCGACGCGATGTACCGCCGCGAGAACGAGGTCTACCTGCTTCCGCGAGGCGGGGCGAAGACGACGTGGGACAACACCATCCTGTGCAGTTGGCTGGTGGGGAAGTACCCCGATCTCCGTATCGCGATGGTCTCCAACACCGACACGCAGGCCAAGGACTTCTCCCGAGCCATCAAGTACACGGTCGAAGCGAACCCCCTCCACCGCGAGGTTTTCCCTGACAGCAGGCCCTCACCGTCGAAGTGGACGGACAAGGAATGGCTCGTCGCTGGCTCGCGCTGGCATATCTCCAAGGACGTCACGATGTTCGCCGTCGGCGTTGGCGGCGCGATCATCAGCAAGCGCCTCGACCTGATCCTGATGGACGACATCCTCGACGAGGAGAACACCCAGAGCGTCGACCAGCGGGAACAGGTCGAGACGTGGTTCAAGAAGACCCTCAAGCCGTGCCTCTCCCCTGACGGGGTGGTGGTCGCCATCGGAACGCGGTGGGGCGAGGAAGACCTGTACGAGATCTTCATGAAGCCGCTCGCCGATGGCGGGATGGGCTGGCGGAGTCACGTCGTGTCGGCGCTCACGGAGGGTCCTGATGGGAGGCTCGTCTCGTACTGGCCTGAGTACTGGTCGGTTGATCGACTGCTCAAGGAGAAGGACGAGATGGGCTCTCCGCTCTTCTCCTGCGCCTACCAGAACGACATCAGCGGGCTCCTCGAGGGCAACATCTTCCACGGGCCCTTCACCCACTTCGACGTCCTTCCTCCGGGGAGATGGCTCCTTCGGATGGGAGTTGACCTCGCCTCCTCTGTTCGGGAGAGAGCTGACTTCACCGCTCGAGTAATCACTGCCGAGAACCTCGATACCGGCGACTTCTACGTGCTCTCGGCTTACCGCGACAAGCGCGAGTCGCACCACACGGAGTTCATCCACGACGGCTGGATGGCCTACCCGAACATCAGCATCGTGATCGTCGAGAGCAACCAGTTCCAGTCGACCCTGATCCAAGAGGTCATGGAGACCTACCCCAAGATCCCCATCGAGGGCAAGAAGGCGGACGTCGACAAGACGACCCGAGCACGAGCGGTGGCTGCGAAGTTCGAGGCCCACAAGGTCTTCCTGCACTCCTCCCTCAAGGGCTCGGCGTTCGAGGTCGAGCTGCTCTCCTTCCCCAAGGGCCACGACGATTTCGTGGACGCCCTCGGGTACTCGATGGATCTCGGTGGTCAGGAGTTCTTCTTCGGCAGTCTGAAAGTGAGAGCAGCCTGATGGCGGTGTTGAAGTGTCCCGACTGCGGGACGTGGTGGCAGGGGAACGAGCATCGCTGCCCCGTGAACACGACGGGAACCAGCACGGCTCCCATGGAGGTCCCGTGGCGCTGGACACCGTACGTCAAGCCTCCCCTCACGGGGGACGCCACGGTGCGCTGCACCTGCCCCCCGAGCAGGGGTGACAACTACCTCGGCATGTGCCCCGTCCACGACGTGACGATCCTCTACAAGGGGTGGGCGTGATGCTGTCGTGGGATGAGCCTGTCGAGCTGGAGTTCCGTGACGGGAAGCGCACGGTCCCGCCCTACATTGCCAGCCTGCTGAAGGGGATCGAGACCTACCGTCTCACCTACGACGAGGCCATCGCCTCCGCCAACAAGAAGCTCGAGTCCGATTTCATCAACGCCCAGCAGGACAGAGTCCTTGCGGCGCACTTCAAGGAGCCGCGCTGATGGCCTTGACCGCTCCGCCGGGTCTGCTGACGCCTCAGGGTCGCATTGCCCTGAGGAAGTCGCTCTACGGGTATCGCACCTCGCCCAAGAACCAACCGAAGGGCAGCGCCTCGCTGGCCTATCAGGACAGGGGTCGGGCATCGAAGTCGTCCTCGGCCCTGTTCCGCAACTGGGCCGAGCACTCGGAGTGGATCCGGGCTGCGATCAACATCCGCAAGACGCAGGTGTCCAGCGCGGAGTGGGACATCGTCCCCTTCGACTCCACTCTGGAGTACAGCAAGCCGCTCCAGAAGGAGCTGCGGGCACTCTTCAACCAGCCCAACCCGATGGTCGAGTCGTTCCGTTCGTGGATCGAGCCGATCATGGAGGACATCCTCGTCCTCGACGCGGGCGTGATCGAGAAGGAGCGCACCCTCGACGGCTCCCTCGCCTACCTGCACGGCACCGACGGGGGCAGGATCAAGGTCTCCACGATCTGGGACGGCGATCCCGACGAGAACCGCTACTGGTGGTGCCCGACGCCCACCTACGAGGTGCCCTTCAAGAACCGCGACATGGTCTACATCATGGCGAACCCCCGCACCTACTCGGTGATGGGACTCTCGCCACTCGAGACCCTGAAGCTGACCATCGACGCGGAGCTAAACGGCTCCCAGTACAACACGCGACAGGTCACCAACGCCGCACCTGACGGGATGCTCGACCTCGGTGAGACAGCCCGCCCAGAGCAGGTAGAGGGCTTCAAGTCCTACTGGCTCAGTGAGGTGGCAGGCAAGGGTGCCATGGCGTTCATCGGCGGATCCAAGGGCGCGAAGTTCGTGCCATTCCGTGGATCGAACCGAGACATGCAGTACCAAGAGTGGCTGGTCTATCTGGTCCGCAAGGTGGCGGCCGTCTACGGCCTTTCTCCTCAGGATCTGGGCCTGACCATGGACATCAACAGGGCGAACGCAGAGACACAGGCGGACATGACCGAGGATCGTGGTCTCCGTCCTCTGCTGGCGCTCGGGCAGGACTTCATGACACGGGAGATCGTCTGGGACGAGTCCTTCGGTGGCCCCGAGAACAACCTCGCCTTCCGCTTCCTTCGGCTCAACATCAAGGAGTCCATGTCAAAGGCCAGCATCAACAAGCTGGCGCTCGCAGGCATGCCTTGGAAGCCGATCAACGAGGCGCGGATGGACGACGGCCGCCCGCCGATGGGTGACCCCAACGACGAGAACAACCCGTACAACAAGCTCATGGCGAACACCCCTCTGGGCGTAGTGACCGTCGACGACGTTCTCTCCGCCAAGGAGGTGGCAACGCCTCCGCCCGCACCGGCGGCTGGACCGCCGAAGAAGACGCCAGCCAAGTCGTCGAGCTAGGGCTCAACAAGGAGTAGCCAGTGGCCGCAACCATCGTCCTGAGCGTTTCAACCGCTGCAGGCCCAACCGTCACGGACGCCGTGACGGGCATCGACATGATCAGCGCCGACAACGCGCTCAACACGCTTGCCAACCGGCAGGCGAACCCGATCACGGTGGGCACCAACTCGTTCGAGAAGTGGGCCCGCCTCAAGATCACCGCCACCCCCGCGAACTACGTCCAGAGCTTCAAGGTCTGGTTCAACTCCACCGTCGACACGTCGACGACGCTGAACTTCACCGGGGCCTTCGTGACGTACCAGCAGGGCACCACGGCGACCTCCACCATTGCCTCCGCCAATGCCACGACCTACACGTCGGGCAACAAGGCCATCTGGGACAACGCCCAGTACACGGCCGGTCAGCTCAACTCGTACTCCAAGTACCTCGTGATGCAGCTTCAGGTCGGGGCAACGGCTGGACCGGGCAACTGGACCCAGCAGACCGCGAACTACAGCTATGATGAAGCCTGATACGAGGCGGCATATCTGGTAGACTGGCAGCACCAAGGAGGTGCTGCATGGGTCGTCGAAAAGGGGGCCTGATCCCCCAGCCAGATGCCTCGGATCTCAGGCTGCTGTACGAGCAAGGCCAATCGACTCGCGATCTCGCCGCATCGTTCGGAGTCAGCCAGAAAACGGTTCGACGCTGGATGATCGCGGCGGGGATCGCGGGCCGCCCCTACACCGCCAACCCGACGCCCGTCGCGAGGGGCGGTCATCATTCATGGGGCCCGAAGATCGGACAGTCCCAGATCGGGCGAGCGAGCCCCAACAAGGGCAAGCGTGGCCCTGATGCCCCCAACTGGAAGGGTGGCACGAAGACCATCGGCAAGCGGGTCTACCTGTGGGATCCGGATCGGAAGAGGTACTTCCCGAGAGCGTGGTTCGTCTGGCGGGAGGCTCATCCGGGCGAACTCATTGGCAAGGGGCATGTCATTCATCACCGGAATGGTGACGAGAGTGACGACCGGCGCGAGAACCTCACGAGACTGACGGTGGCGGAGCATATTCACCTCCACCGTCGGCGTGAGGCTGAGTACATCAAGATCCTCCAGAACATCATCGTCGAGATGGGCGGTGAGTTCCCGCCACAGCACGAGGAGTAGCTCATGGCAGATGACATCGAGGTCAAGCCCCTCAAGGATCGGGGCGAGACGAAGGTGGCGAAGACTGGCAACAAGGACGTCACCATCGGCCCCGTCGCGACGGTCTACCGCCCCGGCGACTTCGTCGATATGACCCTCAACGGTCACGACAAGGTCGACGAGGGTTGGTTCCGGGTCGAAGGACCGGGGATCAACGACACCCTGCGTTGCGGAGTGGAACGTCCTCTCCGCGCCCAGTTCATGGTGCAGGGCTACGGGACCTACAAGGTCACCTTCACCGACGGGAAGAAGGATCTTGCCAGCGCCACGCTCGAGATCGAGCGCGACGACGTCGTCAAGGCGTAATCCTCCGGGGTGCCGCAGCGCCCACCCCCTTGCGGCACCCCACCCTCGAGGGACCAATGCACCAGTCAGTGATGGAATACGTCGCGCTGGCAGTCAAGACGTTCGACCTCAGGCACAAGAAGGTGCTCGAGATCGGCAGCTACAACGTCAACGGCAGCGTCAGGCAGCTCTTCAAGGGCGACTACATCGGCATCGACCGCGAGGCAGGGCCCGGGGTCGACATGGTCATGGACGCCTCCAACCTGATCTTCCCCGATGCCATGTTCGACGTCGTAGTCTCGACCTCCCAGTTGGAACACGATCCGACCTTCTGGCGCTCGCTGGACGAGGTCAGGCGAGTTCTTCGACCCGGTGGTCACTTCATCCTGACCACCCACACCACGGGTTTCCCGCCCCACAACCCGCCCGACTTCTACCGCTTCCTCGACGACACGTGGCCCCTGCTCATGGACATGGCGGGGTGTGACATCCTCGACTCGAGGAGCGACCCTCAGGTCGGTGGCGGCCCGCAGCTCGTCGGGAAGCGGCGTTGATCTCGATCATCGTCCCGACCTACAACAGGGCCGAGCTTCTCCGCGACCGCTGCCTCCCCTCGATCCTCGACCAGACCTACCGCGACTGGGAATGCCACGTGGTGGGAGACGGGACGGACGCCAAGACCGCCCTCGTGATGATGGATCTGGTGGCCCGCGACTGGCGCTTCCGGTTCACGAACCTGTCGCACTCGGTCTACCCGGAGGACGAGCACGCCCGGTGGCAGGCCATGGGCATCCCGCCGATCAACTACGGCCTCGATCACGCCCTCGGGGAGTGGGTGTGCGTTCTGGCCGATGACGACGCCTACCCGGCCAACCGCACGGAGGTGCTGCTGGGGGCGGTGGGTGACGCGGACTTCGTCTACGGCAGGACGGAGGTGGTGGGGCACGGCGTCTACGGCTCGTGGCCCCCCAACGGTGACGCCTTCACGGACGGTGCGTACCTGATGCGGAGATTGCTCGAATACCGCTACGACGCGGAGAGCTGGAAACGGGATGTCATCGCCGACTACGATCTCCGCAGTCGCATCGTTGCGGACGGCGTGAAGATGGCCTACACGCCCGAGATCGTCTATCGCTATTGGCCCGCCAACAAGGTGCCACCAACGTGATCTCGGCCGTCATTCCGACTTTGTACCACCCGCCCCAACTTGCTCGGCTTCTGGAGGTTCTCGAAGAGGACGAGGTGGAGGTCATTCTGTTGGAGTCAGGCCAGTACGACCACAAGATCTACCGCATGTGGAACGCGGGGGTCGCGATGGCAAAAGGCGAGTACGTCGCGATCCTGAACGACGACATCACGATCCTGCCGGGAACGCTCCCTTTGATGGCTCAGATCCTCGAGGAGTCCCAGACGAAGTCGCGTCTGGGGGTGGTCTACCCGGATCAGTGGGCTCCTCTCGAGGAAGGGCTGCCGGAGAAGATCACGATCCAGCTCACCACGGGGTCGGCGCGAGTCGGAGGCATGACCGGGTTCTGCTTCATGTTTCGTCGGGAGCTGATGATCCCCTCGAGCGGACATCCCGACGTGACTGCCTTCGACGAGAGGTTCAACTGGTGGTTCGGGGATGACCAGTTCGAGTTTGATGTCAGGGCGAAGGGCTGGGGAGTCGGGAGGGTCAACGGACTCCCGCTCTCCCATCAACAGAGCACGTCGGCGGAGCGCAGGAAGGATGAGCTGGGACCCCTGATCCTTGAAGATCAGCGGCTCTGGCGTCAGGAGCATGGATGAGGATTGAGGTTGTCATCCCGAGCATCGGGAACCCCACTGGTCTTCTCTGGTCGCTCAATCACCAGTCGCGTCCACCGGACCAGATCACTGTGGTCTCCAACGAGTGGCTGGAGCCCTACCCCGAGAGGACGAGGTTCCAGTACGAGGTTCCGACTCGCCAGATCAGCTTCACCAGCGAGGACTACCCCTACGGCCATAAGGACGTGGCCCTGCGGAGGAACATCGGGATCTGGGAGTCGGACGCCGACGCCATCATCTTTCAGGACGACGACCAGATTGCTCCGCGCCACATGGTCCGTGACTTCGAGGCGCTCCTCGAGAACGAGCCTTGGGTCTGGGGGCACCATCGCTTCATCGACTTCGACCTCAACGATCCGGCGGATCTCCTCGACGCGGACCCCTCCATCGGACGCTCGAGAGAGAGTCAGGTCAACTTCTTCCACACCTACCAGAGTGGCTACGCGGGCTGCCTTGGGGCCAAGCGGGAAGCACTCCTGAAGCATCAGGGCTTCGACATGCTCTTCCTCGGCCGCCACGGCAGCGAGGACCAGAACCTCGCGAAGCGGATGTGTGGGCCGATGATCAAGATCTGGGAGCCTCCGTTCGCGTGGCACCCCCTGCAGTCTCCGCACAGGGTGCAGGGGCCCACCAACACATGCGCGGGCGAGCACGACTGGGAGCCGGATGTCTTCGATGGTGTCGTGTTCTCGAGGTGCTCGAAGTGCCCGCTCTGGAGGTTCTCTGATCGTCAGGAGCAGATGTTCCGCGATGAAGTCGTCGTACCCTACGAGCATCAGCTCGTCGACGTAACAGTGGAGGCAATCTAATGGCAGTCGCGATCACCGTTACCCCGGCCAGCGGGTCAATCACCGCCAAGAAGACGGTCTGCACCTTTGCCATCGCGGGCAGCGCCCCGAACAACACCGGGGCACATGACGCCACGAAGTACCCGGCGGACCCCGAGAACCGCTTCGTCTTGACCATGAAGGTTGGCGGGGTCGAGGTGGGGCGTTCGCAGGTGTTCGGGACGACCCCGGACGGGGCGTTCCAGTTCAACAGCTACATCTTCCCGGTGGCTGGGAGCTACACCGTGCAGCTCTACAACGTCACCGATCCCACCAGCGAGGCTGCGGTCTCCGACGCCGCCACCGTCGTCGTCGCCTGACCATGGCGGCCAAGCCTAAGGCCCCTCGCGGGGCCGGGATCATCAACGGTCTCGACATGGAGATCCTCGAGGTCCACGAGAACCCTGCGTACGCGCAGGAGTGCGTGGGCACTATTGCCATGGTCACCCGTGGCACGGTGGCTGCAGCGACCGCCGTGAGCCTGATGATGGACGACCGGACCTACCTGCGGCCCGGTCAGTACATCAAGCGTTTCATCATCGTGGGGAACATCCTCACGTTCCAGCGCAACCAGTGCATCAACGAGATGGAGGGGGACTGGATCCTCTTCATCGACTCCGACATGGTCTGGCAGCCGGAGGCCACCCGCGTCCTCGTCGAGACTCGCGAGAAGTTCGATCTCGACATGGTCGGCGGACTGTGCTTCCAGAGAGGCGACCCCTACCAGCCCACCATGTACAAGATGGCGGCCGACGACAACCACGGGTACACCTTCCTCGAGCGGTGGCCTGCGGATGCGGCGGTCGAAGTGGACGCGACGGGGATGGCCTTCTGCCTGATCCACAAGCGCGTCTTCGACCGGATCCTGACCGCCAACGGGGCGGGCACGTTCCCCGAGTTCAAGGACCGCAAGAGCCAGCGCCCCGCTCCCTTCTTCCGCTGGGAGGAGGAGTACGGCGAGGACTTCCTGTTCTGCCGCGAGGCCAAGGCATCGGGCAGCAAGATCTTCGTGGACACGTCCGTCAAGGTCGGTCACGTCGGTGAGCAGATCATCACCGAGGGGACCTTCCTGCGGGAGATCGTCTTCCGAGACCCCGCCGCCAGCGCGTTCCGCGAAGCCGTTCTCGAGGAGATCGGCGAGAAGGTCATGACCCGCGAAGAGGCGATGGAGAAGGTCGGATGGAAGTAGTCACCGAAGAGGCCGTCACCAGCCAGTGGCACGGGGACTTCCCCTTCTTCCTCGTCATCGAGCCCGATGACCGCAGCAACGGCAACACCGGGATCGACCTCGACCAACCGGGATGGATCGTCGCCAACCTCTCCCTCATGCGAGCACCCGGCACGTGGGTCCTGTACCACAAGGAAACGAGCCGCCCCCTCTTCTGCATGATCGTGGAGCAGGGCGACCAGCCATACTTCACCCGACACCACGTGGGGAACCTGATGGCGGGCAGCGAGATCACTGCTGTCGGCATCGGGAAGAAGCACCGAAATGGCGACATGACCCGGCTCTGGCTGCTGCCAAACGGGGTGGTATGCGGAGGTGACGATGTGGACATCGTCGCCTCGAGGATGCTGGGAGGCTAGATGAGCGGGGTCAAGCACGCCTTCACGAACCCCAAGAGCGACGGGACCGACGCTACCGTGACGCGGCCCTCGGACTGGAACGCGGACCACGCGACGGCCGAGACGGACATCACTAAGGTCGCCTCCCCTGACGGTTCGGGTGGCATCACGTTCAGGCCCGAGAAGGGGTCCGCGACCTCCTCCGCCGCTGGCCTCATCACCGCCTACAACCTCTTCAGGTAAGGAGCCGCCATGGCCGCCAACACCGCACCGATCTTCGAGCTTGTCGTCAAGAACGCGGGCGTCACCATCGTGCCCGCCGACATGACGGCCCTGAAGACGGTCTACACGGGCGGCACGAACGGCAGCCGCATCGACCAGCTCTCCGTCTCCTCGACCGACACCGCCGCGATGACCCTCATGTGGTACAAGAACATCGGGGGCACGGACTACCACCTTGCTGACACGGTGATCGCCATCGGGGCTGGGTACACCACCGTCGCGGGCGTCGACGCCCTCGCCACGTTGGCCCCGTCTCTCGGCTACCTCGTCCTTGCGAGTGGCGAGGTCCTCAAGGTGAAGGTTCTCGCGACGGTCACGACTGCCGAGCAGATCGACGTCGTGGCCCAGCTCGGGGACTATTGATGTCTCGTTCCCCTCAGAGCCAGATCATCGTTCCCCAGCCCGTCTACGGGCTGCCTCGGGGAAGTCGCTGGGCGTCCCTCGGGGTTGATGCCGTGCCCATGGCCCCCGGCTCGCTCGACGACGAGTTCAATGGATCTTCGCTCGATACGGGACGCTGGACGTGGCTCAATCAGGCGTCGACGGTGGCGACGGTTGCCGGGGGGATACTCACGCTTTCACGGGCGACTGGCGATGGGGGTCATCATCACATCGTGCAGCCCATGCCGTCTGGCGTCTGGGAAGTCACGACCAAGGTACGCCTGAACGCTGTCGGCAACTACTTTGGTGGGGGCCTTGGTGTCTCCGATGGCAACTCATGGCACTCCTTCACATTGATCTGGATCAATGGTTTCGGGTGGGTCTCGGGAGGCATGGCAAGCATCGGCG